CTTAACCATTATTGTATCAAAAGCTTCTATTTGACTAGCCGTTCTTAATCCTTTTGGGGCGGTAATAGGTTCAACTATATCAATTTCTTTTTCAATTCCGTTTTCATCTGTTACAGTTCTTGTGCCACGTTTCATATTATAAGTTTGTGCCGCAGTTTCTCCTTCTTTTGCACCAATTTCTTGCCCAAGATTTAGTAGCTTACTAGACAAAGCGTTGCCTATAGTGTCAAAATTATTGGCTTCTCTATTAGAAGCTTGAGCAAGGTCTCCAAATCCAGAGCCGTTATTTACTCCAATTCTTTCTTGATAGGACGTAAGCTTCTGTTCTTTTTGTAATGCCATTGTACGTTTTCCTGTTTACTTTATGTTTTAAAAGGATTTCTTCTAGGTAGTCCTATTGACTGTTTAGAGTTGAACATTGATCTTGATGGGAATAGTTCTCTGCCTGTGTCTATAACACTAGACGCACTATTAGACAAAGTGTTTATAACTCCGCTTCTATAGTTAACACCCGCAGCTTGTTCAGATAGCTTTGCTTGTTGTACTCCGTATAAAGATTGTAACCTGTCTTCTAATCCCATAAGTTTAATATTGTTTATATCTTTCTTTTGAGTTTTGTAGTTACTTTGCAACAAAGCTCTGTAACTTGCAGACCCTAAATCTATACCAGACTCTGCCATTAATGCCCTATTAGTAGACAATCTATCAAAATACTTTTTCTTTCTATCTAACTCTGCTTCTTTATACTGGAGTTCAGTCGCATCTGCCTGGTCTTTATATTGTTTTTGTTGCAACTGTGCTTGCATTTGAGAATATTTCATCTGCTGTTTTTGTGCTTGCAATGACATCATGGTTGTTACACCTGTCATAGCCAAGCTTGCAAAACTTAATATACCAGACGCTCCTCCTGCTCCGCCTAACAGTCCTGATAATAAACCAAACATTAGTAGTATATCTCCGTAGTTATTCCTAGTATTCGTATAGGTAATGGGATTGATTGTGTAATTGTTAAATTAGGTTCTAAACTATAGCCCAAAACATAAACCTCTTTTTTACCAGTAAATCCTGTTAAGCCAGTCGATGCTGTTTGTGTTATAATTACATCGTTTGAATTTACTTGTACATTGTATGTTGAGGATAATTCTAATATAGATTTTCCAATTTTCCTAGGTAATCCTGTAAGCTGCCCTCCTTCTATAGTAGAGTCTATTGGAAGAGTTGTAATCTCAACAGTAAAATCTAAACCAAAATCCGCAGCCGCAGTAGCTGAAGGTATAGTTAAAATACCGCTTGCGTTTACAGTGCCACTTCCATAATAGTTAATAACTCCATCTTCTGTGCTTCCTGAAGTTGCATGTACAACTTTAAGTGCATGATTTGTTAGCCCTGTAAATACTTTGCTTGTTAAGAAAACCATTGTTGCATTAGCTGATTGTGATGCAACTGCGTTAAGAACAATAGTATATTCTCCAGAGCCACCTGTAGCATTGACTGAGTTAATAGTATAAATTGTTCCGCTTCCTGCAAATTGGAATGTTTCTCCAACACTAGGAGCGTTAGTAAATCCATCTCCAATGAATGTTGTAGTAGAGGAAAATGTTGTTTTAACAGCAGGAGATCCATGAGGTTGGTAAGAAGATGATAATGTTTTTGTTTCTGTGTAGTCTGTAGGTAAATCAAAAGCATTGTCTGCAAATTGTTCTAGGGCATAAACAGTACTACCATTAATTGTTCTCTTGACCGCTGTGTATATTCCTGTTGTTGTACATGCAACAGATTCATACAATCCATCTGTATTCCATTGTAACCACCCTGCTATTTTTTCTAGTCTTTGAGAAAGAAATACTGCTATAGTTCCATCTGCGTTTACTAAAAAATAAAACTGTTCAGTTCTATTGTTCATAGACGTTAGCAACGCTGAGTCTACTGGTGTATCAATTAAATGACTAGATAAAAGAGAAATACTGTGCGAGCTGTATTCTTCAGCAGATTCAGAGTACAAATACTCTCTTACTGTTTTGCCATTATTTTGTATAAAAATAGTAGCACCATCAAACTGCCTTGGTTTGCATTTTAACTGAGTGCCAAAAGTAGACTGTTGTATAATCCTGATATCAGTAGGGGTAACAGGTTGAGAGACAGGCGGTTTTAAATAGAACTCCCCGGTACTTGTTAATATTTGTATATTCTTACCTGATATCAAATGTCTTATTTCATTGATCTGATCTGAACCAATTTGTATTTGTATAGAGTCATCATCTGCTCCTTCTCCAACATCAAAGTTATTAAAGAAACCTATCTTGCTTCCTTGTATTCCATCTGGCAAAGCTGTAACCCCACCAAAATATAATCTCTGTTCATGGAAAGTTACTGTTTGAGGAAACCCATTCACAGAAGAAATAACTTGTTCGTCCCAGTTATGTGTAGGAGGGTGTCCTGAAAGTTTAACGTTTACACCACCTCCGTCTACAGATTCTGTAGCTGTATCAGAACTTCCTGCTGTAAATGTAAAATGATTATCATCTGTAACAGTAATACTATGTGTTCCGTTAAGATTTGCGGCAGCTAAACCAGCTCCTGCTGTATCAAAAATATCTTCTGCACCTGATAACACAACACTTGCTCCAGTAGAAAACCCATGTTGAGCCATGGTAACTTCTACTACACCTGAGCCTTGTGCTGTTTTAAAAGGGTCATCATCTAATTCAATAAGAACTTCACCTTTTAATGTTGCTGTTACAGTTGTTGCATTTGTATATGCTGTTATTAATAACTCAACTCCATGATATCTAAGACGCATACCGACATAAGCGTTTGTAAAATAATCTGCTGAAGTTACGCAAGAGACACTAGTGTTCCCTTTGTTTGTTGCGTTAATATCTAAAGTAACTGTACTGTCTGCAAATTTAAAATAAGGCTGATAAACTTTTTCTCCGTTTGTACTTTCGTCAAAACCAAAAGCACTCTTAACAAATGAAGTAGCCCCTGTTCTTGTTATAACTTGTGGAGTAAAGTTTTCATGCACAATAATCATTGCGTCTCCTGTTTGAGCTACGTCCATCTCAAACAACTCAGCAGTTTCCCAAACGCAACTAGTTATTGTTTGTAGCAATGTGCCGTTTGTAGAGTAAATTTTCAGTGCAGTATGTTGAAATGCAAATATATATTCTTGTCCAAGATTAAATACAAAAGGTTCTAATCTTGACGATGCACCTAAGTTTGCACGAAAAGCAGTGCCGCCCCTACGTTCTATTCCTCCTTGGTTAATTGGAATAACATTGCGTGCTTTTTTTAACCCACCTCTGTAAGCATCAAGGTCTATACGAGATAATATATTAGGGCCCAATTCCCCTCTTAGGAAATTGCTTTGATGTATTCTAACTCTAGCCATTCATTGCCCCTTATTACGGACTATTAGCTGTAATGTTATTTGATGAAGTTCTATTTCTTGTATTCCTAAATCTATTAACATCAACTCTTTTAGTAGTTTGTGCTTGAGCATCTATTGATTTTGCAACAGATAATTGCCTAGAAGCTCTTGCTTCGTACATTATACTTAACTGATCGTTTCTTACTATGGAACCAGCAAACAAAGACGCTAGTTCGAAAACTAACGCCTGTTTGAAGTAGGGAGGGAAAATACTTTCTGAGGGTTGAAAAGTATAATCTGCAATTACAATATCAGAGGAGGTAGTGTTTGTAAATATATTTTGTCCATATCTATCATAAATAATTACATTATCTGAAACTGTAACAGTATGTATCATAAAAGCATCGCTTGGTAATGCGTATGAAGATTCGTATCTTGCGTCTGGATTGTCTGTGTTCTTGCTTAACTGAACTTGTTTTGTGGCAAATCTCCACCTGCAACGTGTCAGTAAGTCTTCTAATGTTGATTCGTATAATTGATTTGCTACTATTGATTCTGTGCTGTTTTGTGTAAAACTAGAAATTACATTAGCTCCCACTAACACTAAAGCTTTATTACATATATCAAATTTACTATCTGCCATTTTCTAATACCTTAAATACGAGGGGACGTTAGTCCCCCCATATAATTGTGTTAACCCAATTTAGTTGTAGTAACTGTAGCTGCACCTGTTGCTGAACTAACAATTAACAAGTCTGATTCTGCTGTGCCAGCATTAGTGCCGACAGTAAGAATCATGTCAAATTGTTTTAATTCAGCAGTAGTAGAGTTAAAGTAACCTGATCCTACTATAACGGAAGTAGCGTCTCCATCAGAATAGTACCACAATGAGTTTGCACCCATCTGAGCAACTTTGGCAATAGGGTTTGCTGCTGCATAAGCCATGTTTTATTCTCCTTTATTCTGTTACTTGAACTTCAATAGCACCAAGATTGTCAATCATGACTGCTGCCATTGACATATATGATGTTATTAAATTACTTACTTTTTCAGGAATGTAATTAATCTCAGTCCTGATATCAGCTCCAGTTGCAAGACCAACTGCAGATTTATGGTAAGCATGACAATCTCTGGATGAACCTGTAAGAGTTAAACCAGAGTGAGTAAAGAACATAAAGCCGAGCCATCTTTTAGCTGTTAAGCCACCTGCAAATGGCAGGTCAGCTTCCCCAACATATTCTGCACGAGAGAACTGGTCTATTTGCAATAGGTCAGCCCAAGCAGCAGGAGATACTATAAAGAATCTCTGTCCGTCATCAGGGATATCAGCAGAACCAAACTCTTCATATACTGTTAAAGCTTTAGCCAAAGTAAGAGCGGCTGAACCATTAGCAATATTATTTGAATTTGAACCTGCATTTAAAACATCAATGATAAGTTGGTCAGTTTTTCTACCTAAAGCAGCAGAAGCTGATTGAGCTAGAACTTGACGTTCGTCAATGTTTGTCTTCAATTCGTCTAGTGAATCTACATAATCTGCTGCGTAGAAATCAGCTAGTGTTACGTCCACAGTAGTGTGAGCAACTTCCATAGTTGGAATCATTGCGTGTCTTGATTTAGACACAGCAGAACCAGTTCCGACTTTTTGGAAACGTGCTTGGCTACCAGTTACGTTATTAATCTGCCTAACAGTATCTTTAAGCTTAGAACCCATACGTTGGTATGCCATGTGGACTTCAGCTTCGAACTGTTTAATAAAGGCAGTACTTATAGATGTAGACATAATGTCTCTCCTTTATAAAAGTTAATATTAAAAATTAAACAGTTCTCCAACTTAGATTAAATGGGTTGTCCATTTTGGGCCGATCTCTTCTAATATGGGCTGTGTACCATATTTGATTACATTGTGTAATCTCTTATAGAAATACAACACTTTTACATTTTTGACAAGCATTGGTTTTTCAGAAAAAATAAAACCTTGCCACTTTAGCCATTTAATTGAGGTTTCATGCTCTTCTGTAATATAATTGGAAAGATGAGTATAGTCTTCTTCAAGGTAATGAAGCCATCTTTTATTAACTTTAAGAAAATAAAAGAAGTTTTTTTCTAACAAATCAGAAGACAGTAACCATATTCTTCCTGCTGTTGGTTTGTTAGTAACAGGAGTTACTCCAAATATAGCAACTACATTGTCACTCTTATCAAAGACAGTGTAAGTATGTTTGCTAAGAGTCTTATACCTAAAAGGTAAAAGCAAAGCTTGCAATGGGTCAAAGCCCCATAAAGCAACTTCAAATTTATCCAACTGCTTTAGATTTGGTGCAAGCCTAAAGCAGTCTTCGGGTGTAGTTTTTTCTACATATAACATTATTCACGATAAAGTCTTGAGAAAGCTTCGTCTACTTTTCTAACAAAAGATGGGTCACGTTCCCTTGAGTCAAAGTATCTTCTATCTTTCATCATAGATCTTACGTCATCTAAAGTTAAAGCTCTTTCTGGTTGAGCGACATTGCCCGACCTAGAGATACCTTCACGTTGAGATTCAATGATTCGTTCTAAAGCTTCTACTCCTTGTGCAGAAGAACCTAATGAAGTAGCTACAACTTCATATTCTTCTGGAGAGAAAAAAGAAGAAGCCCAACTGTTAACAGCATCTAATCTTGCGTTTGCATTTTCTCCAAGATTTTTAATTTCAAGTTCTAAGTTAGGGGAGGTATCAACAAAACTATCTATATATTTATTAATACCTTCTTCAAATATTTCTTGAGGGTAAGCGTTTTCTTTACAAAAATTGCCCCACCAATCTGTCATAGGATTTGCTTCTATCATTTCTTCTGTAATGTTTTCAGGCAAAGGGGGAAGTTCGTAAACTTCAGGAGCAGACTCTTCTGCCTCCAAAGCTAACTCGTCCATAACAACTTGCCTAAGCTCGTCTTTTTTTCCACCTACATATTTTTCTAAGTTAGAATAAGATTTACCAAACTCTTCTATGTTTATATTACCAGTGTCTATATCCCAAAACTTTTCTGGAATAAAGTCAGGTCTAGCAGACGGCTCTGTTGTTGTTGGCTCTCCTTCGTTTAAACTTTCAACTGCTTCTTCCTGGTTTTCCATTACTTCATTTTCTTGCATCTTGTTTATCCTTTACAATGTTTTGACTTCTGCCTTTGTTTACTCTTCTTTGAATAAGCCCTACTATATATCTCTGCCCTTCTAAATGTCTTAGATGTTCGTTTGATATTTCAGGGCCAGCAACAGATTCAGTTGTTATACTTTTTAAATACGAAAGTATTTCTGCTCCTGTTGGCGTTGTAAAAGAAACAGCAAACATACTATTTAAATTTTGTTCGTCATTTGGATTTCTTTTATAATTATCAAGTCCAATTAAAGTTTGTTCTTTTTTATTCGGCATATTCTTCTCCATACTCTTCTTTTAATATTGATTTTAAAAACCATATAGATTTTTTTATATCTAATGCTTTTCCTTTTTGTCTGTGCCTAGTGATATATTTAATTGCACTAGCATCAGGATATGGTAAATGCCTTACATAATCATAAGTCTGTAAAGATTTACCACAAGCACATTTTCCTGCTTGATAATAAACTGGGTTCGTCTCGTCCGTCATATAACCTCCTTAATCCAATCTCCGTCATTGTTTAAAACCATCGGTAACAATCTAGGTATTCCGTCTATAATGATACCGCACCCTAACATAAACCTTGTGCTAAAGTTTTTAGCATAACTAAAAGCTAAAGACTTTTGGTTTATTAAACACCCTACTTGCATACCCCAATAAATATTGTCAGGGTTAGCCCAGTAAGCTATAGATAGTTTCGTATGATAATGTCCTTGTACTGCCGACATTCCCATAGTCTGTGAAACCTTTAATACATCTGCACTCTTACCATGTGTGAAGTGTACTCTTTTACCATTGCTCATCTCAAGTGTCAAATCGTCAGCCCACTTCCAATTCTTTGTACCCAAGAAATCTCCATAAGGTTTTAAGAATTGCGAAGACATGCCAAACTTAATTGCACGCCTATATACTAATGAACTATGATTGGAATGAACTTCTGTTACGTCTGGAAAGATTTGTTCTAACTCTCTAACATAAGACTTTGCTAGATTTAATTCGTCTCCTGCACTAGGTAAGTCGGGGTTATGTTCGTGCATTGAGATTGCATGGAAGTCAAGTAAGTCTCCTATGTTGACTACAGTGTCAGGTTTAAATTTTTTCTTTACGGCTTTTAGAAATTCAAAAGAATCTTTATGGTGATAGGGAATGTGTAAGTCGCTGATAACCAGTACTGATTTGTGCATATTATTACCTCCTAATAATTACTGCTGTAATCCTTAGGCTTCCTCAACTGGCGGCCCCTGCTGCTGTTGTTGTTGTGCCATCATCTGTTGCATTTGCTGTGCAGCTTGTTGCATTTCTTCTTCAGAACGTATTAGCTCTTCAGGAACACCAAGCTTCTTAGCAACATACTTTGCCACCTCGTCTTGCTTCACTAAAATATTGGTAAGTTCAGGGCCCACTCTTGTCTGAATCATACCCAAGAATCTGTCAATCGTTGCAACATCTTGTTGTTGCTGTGCTTGTGCTAATGGTGAAGAAGATCTAATCTTTACTTCTCTACCATTAACAACGGGAACTTGTATTCTTCCTTGTTTCTTTAGAATATAAATAACTCTCTGAAGAACAGGGTTAACTAACTCTGCTTGTAGTCTGCCGAACGCAGCTCCTATAGTTCTTGACAGATCAGCCATTCTTTCTGCAACTTCTGTTGCTGTCATAGGAGTTTTTTCATTAGCAGTACCCAACATATCATTGTATAAAGCTTTCTTAATGTTCGTTCTCATATCCCTTAGAACTAAATCGGAAACATTAAAGTTGCCAGCAGGTGCTATGGGTTGGAGTCCACTAGAACCTGCTGCTTTAGGGATAATAGTGCCCGGGATTAAAGCAATATTATCCACATTTATAACTCCATCATCTTCTACTTGGTACATACCAGAGATAGCCATCTGTGCATTCTCTAATATTAACTCAATAACAAGGTTAGAAGTCTTAATTGCTGGCAATGCTAACTGTAAAGGGCCTCGACCATAGACTTCTCCTGCTACTTTTGACCACCTATATACCACATAAGGGTTAGAACCTAGCCCTTTGAAAGCTGTTTCTACTATCTTATGCTGGTAATTAGTAGCAATAACGCAGTATCTATGCTCTTCTTCCTTAGTATTTTCGTATAATCTGTAGACAATTTCTAAAACTTCACACTCCATATCCCCATTCTTTTCCATTTCCATTGCCATTTTCTCTGACATAGTACCATTAGGATAAGCATAAGGTAGGTCTTTCATTCTTATTTTTCTTTTACGGAAGACATGGTCTATCTTATC